CAATTGATTCTATTTTTGGTATTGATCCAACAACTAAGGGAAGTTGTGAATCATCACCATCTAAAAATATTCCATAAACTTGAGCTCTTGGTTTCAAACTTGAATTTAAACCTAATCCAGAACTTCCACCTTCAGTGACCGGTATTACAACTTGAGCCCATGGTAAATCATCATTAGGTATCATCTTTGTATCCGATGTATGTATGCCTTGTATTCTTACTTTAACACGGTCAAGTTTTAAAGGATCGTTAACGTCAACAACAATTCCAATAAACCACCTACTTTTATCTCCGTAATAAATTCTACTCATATCACAAAGTCCTCACTTAAACCTCCTAATCTACCACAATATAAAGTACTTTTAATATCACTTAAGTCGAACGCATGTCTTGCAGCATACACAAGATAATCACCAGACTTTTTTGTATCAAATTTTAGTTGACCTGCATCTTCAGTTGTGCTAACATGATCTAAAAATAATATTCTAATTAATCTGCCGATTGTGTAATTATTATCGCCAGTCATAAATTCTCTACCTTTTACGGTTATTTGTATCGGTGATTTAATTAAAAAAGATTTTACAGATTCCGATATAACTTTTTTCTTATGTTCACCGTCAATGTCTTCATCTTGATAACTTTTAAAATCATTACCACCATTCCTATAAGCTCCAGTAGATGACATTTGAGTTATATTTTTTGTTTCGTATTGTGAAAACTTTTTATTGTTAAATTTATAATCTGGTGCATATATGAATCTTTCGTTTGAACCACCTAGTTTATCCTCATCTGATAATTTTCTAAAGACATCTTCAACATCAAATTTAACTTTAATTGGTGTTGCTGTTGTAGTATCATAAAATTCATATGATGATCCAACTAATCCTTGATTCATAATGTCAAGCAAATCTTCTGTATTTTCTATTTTAAAATCTAAAATATTATAAAATTTTTGTGTACTAAGTGATGAAGTATTTAAACTAGGTGCATATATGAAAGGTCTATTAATATTAATAGGGTTTTCTCCTAACATATCACCTAAATCTCTTAATATAAAATTATCCACACCTAACGTTGTATATAAGTAAAAAGGTAATCCTAACTCAGAAAGAGCTCTTTTTTTAATCCACATCGCAGATTGTAAAGGATTCAAATTTGGTATAATAACTTTAAAATCATTTATTTTTTCATTACCTAATACTGCTGTTGGTTTTTCTAAGTATTCATTTAATAATTTACTTATTATTGAAGTAGGTCTACCTTTATATGATCTATTAACATTTTGTAAAGAAGCTTTTAATGTGTGATATTCTACACAATAAAGTTTTAACGAATCAGTTGTTTCATCAGCTCTTATTGTGTTATCGATTGATTTAATTAAGAATTCTTTTTTTATAGTATTACCAGTAGACAGCTCTTCAATTTGCTGAAATTCAATTTGTAATTTTTCACCACCTTGAAAATCAAAATCCATTATAATATTATTTCTATCGATGATTAAAAAATCAGCACTTAAATAAGGTATCTCAATATTCTCATAAATTTGAAATGACACAATTACATTTTTGAGATCAACTTCTATATTTAATAATCTATCACTTGTGGATAACACAGCAGACACTATTTTATATTCTGTATTATTTTCAATAGCGAACATATTAAACTCTTAAAGCTTTTTTATAACTTCCAATTAAAGTTGTAATAAGCGATGGTCTTATTACTTTGATTTGTCTTAAACTTTCATTCACATCGTAATAACTTTGTTCATTCGTTATTTCATTTACTGTAGCACCTCGTTCAAGTAAATTTCCTGGGTTAGCTCCATTTGCACTATCAACGCCTACGTCAACCACGCCTGAAGTATCAGTGTAATATGACGCGGCTAGTCTTTCAGAAACAGCAGAAGTAACATTTACAGTTTCTGTAACACCTTGTGAATTTACAGATGATACTGTTTCACCACCTGCAGTAAAATTAACTTCACCTTCAATAACTATTTGACCTAACATTAAATTTCTTTTTATGATTTTTCCAGATGCACCTGAAGTATTACCAGTTACTATTTGTCCAACTTTAAACTTAGTTGAAACATTTTCACGCGTGTTTAAAACAGTATTTGGAAATATTTTTTTAACATATCTTTGAAACTCGATATTTATCAAAGGCCAACCTTGTTGACGAATGTTATCATTAAGGAGATAAAAAGTCCAATAATAAAGTGTAGTTCCATAAAGTTGTAATGATACTTGATCAGGTCTATCTCCTTCTTTAATATAATAATAAGTTAAAAACGCAATATCATCTTTAACTTGATCTACAACATCAACATACTTAGAAATATCAGGTGTTAAAGTTGCGAGTTCATTATTACCAAACGAATATGTTACATCACCAAAATCTTTGAAAAAATCCATTAGAAACCGTCCTTAATATCTTTTTTATTTAATGTTCTATATTCAACAAAACTTAAAGTTAAATCTATTTCATTAGGTTGACCATCTCTTCTAAAAGTTCCACCTGTTGGATTGACAGTAGTGCTTACATTTCTTAAATAACAAAGTTGCATTCTTGGTATTCTTAAATTTTCGCCACCTTTATATTTGAAATTAATTTGAAAAAGATTAGGAAATTGATAACCTAAGTCTGCTGATACTGCATCATTAATATTTACTGGAAATGTAGAAGGATACATATTCCTTCTAAAATGTTTAACAATCTGTTGAGCGATTGCTGCTTCTTGTTGTGATTCTGGAATCATTTTAAATTGAAAAGTAAATTCTCTTAATGATACACCTTTAAATAAAGCTCTTACGTTTGGATTTACAATCGCTCGGTTTGTTAGTCTTAATGCGTTTGCAACACCACTATTTAAGAAAGAACCTAAATCGATTGCTCTTGCAGCACCAACTCTTAATGCTGCTTCAGTTAATTGTTTATTGCCTTTCATTAAATCAAATATACTTTCCACACCTTGATTGGCTGCACCTACAACACTTGCAAGTGCTCCAGCTCCAGATCTTACTAAAGCTTCAGCTGAAGCACCTATCGCACCTAATTCCGCATTATCATATTGAGCGTTATCATTAAATTGCATAGTCAAAGGAAAGTACATATCAATTACTGGTTCACCAGGCACTAATTGTTCTTTTAAGCCACCCAATACAACATTTGAAGATATTTGAGCAAATTCGCTTGCAGTTAATTTATCGACAAACTTCATACCTTTGCCATATAAACTGTCAAGTTTACCAGTTAATGTTGCATTAGAACCAGCAGCATCAGCATTTATGACATCATCTATATTACTATAATCTTCATCATCACTTTGATCTAGAAATGGATCAAACCCAATACCACTTTCCATAGTTTCTGTTCTAACAACATCATCACTTTTTGCTACAAATTTTAAATTGTCTTTTGCCATTGAAGAAAAGTTCTTTTGGTTCTTTCCATCAACTTTTGGTGCAAATGTTTTCATTGTAAAAGTAACACGTGCTTGATATGCAGGATTTGAATTTTCTAGTGGATATGCTAAAGTTGGACCTACGCCTCCATAATTTTTATTTTGTACAACATCTACATCATTATCTTGAGATCTTATTGTTGATACTGGTTTTATGTTTCTAGCCAATTCATCTGTAAAGGTACCTTCTCCTCCAGTTATAAACTGTGTGTTGCTTGAAGGTGGTCCAAAAGGTGAATACGGCGATTTAGTATCATCAACATTACCTATTGTGCCGGGTAAGGGTATATTGTTTGGAACTGGCATTTAAAATCCTTATAGATATATTAAATATTATTTTTCTATTTATAACAAAAAACATGGCTTATTCTGGTAGATACTCAATCAAAAATGCATCTAAGTACAAAGGTGATATTAATAATATAATATATAGGTCTTTATGGGAAAAGGCAGTTTTTCAGTGGTGTGATAAGAATCCTAAAGTTAAACAGTGGAGTTCAGAAGAAATTATCATTCCTTATTATTATGAAGTTGATAAAAAATATCATAGGTATTTTCCAGATATGAAGATAGTAATGGAAGATAAAACAATACTTGTTGAAATTAAACCAGAAAAAGAAACACATCCTCCAACAGGCCAAAGAAGAACGAAACAGTATATTGCTGAAGGTTTATCATATATACGTAACATGAATAAATGGGAAGCTGCAAATGACTTTGCAAAAGATCGTGGTTGGGACTTTCAGATATGGACAGAAAAAACATTACAAGAAATGAAATTGTTACAAGGGCCAGCACCGGGTAAACTTGGTAAATATAAACCATATAAACCTTTTCGAAAAAAACGTAGAAAAAAGTTATAAATAGTCTTATGAGTAAT